GACCTTGATAGCGCAGAATGAAGCCTTGGTTGCGCAGAACGCTGATTTTCAGGCGAAGCTTACCCAGCTTCAAACCGAATATGACACTACGCTTAATTCGGTTGCTGATTGGGCTGAAAACTTGCTTTCTCAGGTTCAGGCGGTTCTTAATCCTCCTGCCGGGGCTTAATCATGGCCTTTACGAAGCGCGACTTTGTGTTAGCCGCATTTGAAGAAATAGGGTATGCTTCATACATTTATGATGCTATGCCCGAACAGCTTGAAAGCGTGCTTCGTTCGCTTGACATGATGATGGCGACTTGGAATGGGAAGGGTATAAGGGTTGGCTACCCTTTGCCTTCCTCGCCTTCAGGTAGCAACCTTGATACCGTTACGGATGTTTCGGACGCTTTAGCCGAAACGATCTATAAAAACCTTGCTATCCGCATTGCTCCGCGCTTCGGTAAAACGATCCCGCAGGAAACTAAGCAAGCTGCGAAAGAAGGTTATGATGCATTGCTGATTAAAATTGCAATGCCAATCGAACAGAATTTCCCCACAAGGCTACCGGCTGGCGCTGGCAACAAACCTTGGCGCAGGACGCAAACCCCATTCATTGTTCCGCCTGACGAACCGCTAGACGCTGGCAATGATGACGTTTTAACCTTCGAATAAGGTGCAAAGATATGCCTTTCGTTAACGACTTGGGAACTGCTACGGTAATCGTTCCGGCTGGGCAGAAGATTTGTATTACTTCCTATGGTCCGGGGGTTGCGACTGTTAGCAAGTCAACTTACCCGACTAACGCTAATGCTAACTTCGACATTATCGGAACGCTGAACAATAATACGGCCATTTTCGGAACGTATTCAACTGATGTTCAGATTAAAATGGACGCTGCGGCCTGTGATCTTGAATATACCATCGGGACTAATCCGTTTCCAACGTTGACGCGCGCACCTAATATTATTCAGATTCCGCAATCTGTTTCGCCGTACACCTATGTTCCTACCCCAGGCATGACCTATGCTGATGTTTATCTTTATAGCGGCGGGGGCGGCGGCGGCGGCGGCGCCCGTCAAGCGGCGTCAACTGCTGTTTCAGGCGGGGCTGGCGGTGCGGGCGGCGCCCCGGCTTTCGCTACATTTACAGCAGCCGCTATCGGGACATCGCAAACCGTAACCATTGGCGCAGGCGGTGCGGCGGGTGCGGCGGCGGCTGCTGACAACTCGGCCGGCGGCAACGGCGGCAATGGCGGTGCTTCGTCTTTCGGTACGCTGCTTAATTCCGGGGTCAGCGGTGGTGGTGCGGGCGGCCAGCTAACGACCAATTCGGGCGGCGGCGGCCCTGCTATTGCTTCGCTTATTGGTGCAAACGGCGTCGCGGGAACGGGTGCTGGCGGCGGCAATGGCGCAAACTTCGCGCCGAACGGGGGCTATGGCTCAGCCGGGGGCGGAACATCCTTAACTACATGCGGGACAGGCGGCGCTGGCGGGGCTATCTCTGGCGCCGCCTTTGCGGGCGGCGCGGGCCTGAATGTGCCAACAGGAGGCGGTTCAGGGGGCGGCATCACGGCGGCGAACGCGATTGCGAACGGTGGCTCCGGCGGTCTGAATAACTACCAGACGGTCGCAAACGGCGGCGCGGGAGCAGGCGCGGCGGGCGGCTCTGCTTCTGTCTCTACGCGCGGTTTCTCAAACTTGGCCGGAACGGGCGGAGCGGGCGGCGCGTCTCATCTGACGGCGGCCTTTGCAGGTGGCGCAGGCGGCCTTGCAGGTGGTGGCGGTGGTGGCGGTGGTTCCGCCCAGAACGGCGGCGCGGCTGGCGCAGGCGGCAAGGGCGGTGACGGTTACGCTATCATCATCGAACATTTCTAAGATTGGTTTAGCAAATGGCAACCATTAATCAGCTTTCCGCCGTCGATAGCGTCCAAGATTCGGACCTTGTTCCGATCTATTCAAGTTCTAGCGGCGATGCTCGCAAAGCCGCTATGTCTGTTCTTGCTGCTTATATGCAAGGAAAGATAACTTCGACGGATGATAAAGTTACGCAATATGCCGCGCCTTCTGCTACCGGGTTTAACGTAAATATAAACGGCAATGCGGGCGGGATTGCATCAAATAGCGTCTGGCTTATCCTTACGCCTGTTGGAGCCTATGCTAACGGGCAAATTACCATGCCTGTTAACACTTCGTGTAAAGATAAGCAGGAATTGCTTGTTAATTGCACTCAAGCTGTAACTACGCTTGCAGTTAGTGGTAACGGCGCGACTGTAACGGGTGCGCCTACAACGCTTGCCGCGAATGGTTCCTTCCGCCTTCGCTTCGATATGATTACCAATACTTGGTATAAGGTCTAACCTTTATGCAAGTTCCGATTATATCCGGCATTTATACGGATAGCTTGGGCGATTTTCGCACTAGCTATCCGATTAATCTTATGGTTGTTCCGAAGCAGCAAGGCATATCCGACACTTATTTGCGCCCTGCGGATGGCATTGTTAGCCTCGGAACAGGGCCGGGGCCGGATAGAGGCGGCATTAATTGGAACGGCGTTTGTTACCGTATTATGGGGCAATATCTCTGTCGTGTTAGTTCCGCCGGTTCAATTGAATTGTTGGGCGATATTACCGCAGGAACCAAATCAACACTTGATTACAGCTTTGATAGGCTTGCACTCTGTTCGGCTAATAAGTTGTATTACTATAATGGTTCAACCGTTGTTCAAGTAACTGATGTTAATCTTGGGAATGTTATAAGTTTCATTTGGGTTGATGGCTACTTTATGACTACGGACGGTTCGAGCATTGCTGTTACGAACCTGGGCGACCCGATGACGGTTAACCCGCTGAAGTATGGAAGCTCCGAAGCGGACCCGGACCCGATTGTTTGCCTTCTTAAGCTTCGGAACGAACCTTACGCCGTTAACCGCTATACGATTGAAGTCTTCCAGAATGTCGGCGGCCAGTTTTTCCCCTTCCAGCGCCTTACGGGTTCGCAGATTATGCGCGGGGCTGTGGGAACCTATGCCGCTTGCGTCTTCGATGATGTTATCGCCTTCGTTGGTTCTGGCCGCAATGAGCCGCCTTCGGTTTGGTTGGGCGCTTCAGGAACTACGGTTAAGATAGCCTCGCGTGAAATTGATACAATCCTGCAAAGCTACACAGATGCGCAGCTTGCGGCGATTAGCGTTGATGTTCGTATTGATAAAGGCCACAAGCTTTTTTATATCCATCTGAACGACAAAACATTAGTCTATGATGCAAATGCTTCGGCTGCGCTTAAAACTAGCGTTTGGACGATACTATCTTCGTCACTAACAGGCTATGGTGTTTATCGCGCTCGCAACTTCGCTTGGTGCTATGGTAAATGGATCGTTGGGGATTCGATTGATTCGAGCGTCGGTTACTTCTCCAATACTATATCCAATCATTACGGCGATACGGTTGGCTGGGAGTTTAGCACTCAAATCTTCTATAATGCGACAAATGGCTTAATATTCCATGAAATTGAACTTGTCGCTTTGACGGGAAATGTGGACTTTTCCCTAGACCCGGTTGTCTTTACTAGCTACAGTACAAACGGCGCCTCATGGTCCCAAGAAAGGCCACGCCGTGTGGGCAAGTTAGGGCAAAGGTCGCAGCGTATTAACTGGCTTCAGCAAGGCAATATGCTCAATTGGCGTATTCAGAAGTTTAGAGGCAATTCAGATGCGCGCATTTCTCCAACCGCTCTTGAATGTAGGGTTGAGCAATTAAATGTCTAGAATCTTAACGAAGATTAACAGACAACAGTATTCCGAATTTACGAATAATCCTCGCACTGTAAAACAGTTTGAGGATTTATTCTTAGCGGTTGACGCTATCAATGCAGGAACGATTGCGCCGAGTAGCGCCAATATTCCGCAAAACATTGGTGATATGACGTTTGAAGCGACTTCTAACACGGTGCTAACCATTCGCCTAATGGGAACTGACGGTGTCGTTCGCTCTGCTACCTTGGGGCTAGTTTAATGCAATTGGCGGTTAACGATAAGATTAGCCAGTTTGAAGAATTGCTGTTGCAGCTTCCGCAAGTTTCGACGCCGGTAACGCATGAATTTTGTGATGGGCTTTACGCGCGGACTATGTTTATTCCGGCTGGCGTTGCGCTAACTGGGGCAATC